GAACCTCGTACACCTTTGACAGACGCGGTCTGACAGAGGCAACAAGAACAGCAGCATAGGGGGACTCAAATGAGTTTTTTCCCGGCGATAGACTATACGGCCAGGACACAGGAAACGACCTTCGAGGCTCTGAATGCCTGGGTGAAGGTAGAGTTTCCGAAGGACTGGCAGGATGTGGGGCGGCTTGGCGTTGCCCAGGCCATGCTCAGGACCACCTCATGGATGCACGGCCAGAGAGCATTCTACTATGACCGCCTTTCCATCAACGCCTTCCTGCTGACGTGTGATACCAGAGAGGCATGTCAGTCCCTTTGCAGGGCCATCGGCTACAGGATGAGGCCGAAATCGAGCGCGTCCGTGGCCGTTCGAGCTTATCCAAACCCGACACAGACGGTGCCAATCACGCTCCGCCAGGGGACAGAGGTTCCCGTGGGAGATTTGACGTTCGAGGTTCCCCAGGACTACACCATCCCGGCAAGCAAGGACTATTGGCCGGACGGGACTACCTCCGAAATCATCAGTATCTCCGAGGGCCTGACCAGGGAAGACACCTTTGTGAGTGACGGAACACCTTTCCAGGAGTGGGAGCTTTCGCACAAGGATGTGATTGACGGCTCTGTCCAGGCCACTGCTCTGGGCCAGGATTGGGATTTGGTGGACTCCGTGCTCCTCGTGGAAGGGACCGGCCTGGGCCGGGATTTCTTCACAGGTGACGGTGCTGACGGCCAGACCTACCAGCTTGAGCTTCTGTACGCCTTGATTGACCCGGACGATGAGGACGCTCCGCTCGTGCTCGTGGACGGTGAGCAATATGCCGTGGTCGGAGCGCTCACTGGAGCACCACAAGAGGTTCGCCTGGACCAGAATTCTGACGGGGAGACAACGGTGGTCTTCGGGACCGTGGCGTCCGGCTCAGCACCGGCAGCCGGGTCCAGAATCGACGTGATATACCACATCCTCGGGTCCCAGAAGAGGCTTCAGCTAGACTACGATGACGAGGACCGTGGCATCCTGATGTGCGGAGATGGCTTCACCGGCCTCATCCCCCCGGCTGGGACTGAAATCACTGTGACGTACCGCACGGGTGGGGGGACCCCAGGCAATATCGCCATCGGGGACATGGACGTGACGGTCCAGGGCTACCTTCCGGACGGTTCTCAGAGCAGTGTGAGGCTCTACAACTACGAGCCGGGGTCCGGCGGGGAGCCTCGTGAGACGATAACCCATGCCAAATACTACGCCCCGAGGGCCGCGAAGAGCAATCAGAGGGCTGTCAGGACGGAGGATTTCAACGCGCTAGGCTCAACCTACCTGGACCCCCTCTACGGTGCCCCCGCTTACGCCTCAGCACGGCTCAGACAAGAGAAGCCGGAGCTTAACGAGGTCTACGTGGCTGTCTGGTCCAGGGACGCTGACGGCCATCTGACAACGGCTCAGGACGCACTGAAGAATTCGCTCAGGACCTTCCTCCGGTCCAGGCGGAATATCTGTGTCTACATCACGATGCTGGATGGAGATGTAATATTCTTTGACATTTCCATGGAGGTATCTCTCCGAGAGGGCTACTACTCCAGTACCGTGTTTGCCGAGATTCAGACGGCCATCCAGGACTACTTTGACAGCGCCCTGGTGCGTCCTGGGGATGACCTGTCTATCTCCGCCCTCTACGATGTGGTGACAGACATCGACGGCGTGTACAGGGCCATCATCACGGACATCACAGGTTCCATGAAGGCCGAGCTACAGGATGAAGGGGATGGAGCTACCCAAGCCTTCTCCGGCCAGTTTGACATGCCGGACGGGGTGGAGCTTGTTGGCCAGACCCTCTCCATCATTGCCGAGTCTCAGACGGCCTCGGACGATGGAGACGGGAATATCACCGGGGACGTGGACGCCTCTGGAATCAACACCATCGACTACGAGACGGGCAAATTTACCGTCACATTCAATACGGTACCAAGCTCCGGGGCGCTCATCCTCATGGAGATGAAATATATCGCCTTGCTGGAATGGGAAGAGGACCTGGATGCCACAGACGGCTCTTCGGCCACAGTCGAGGTGGTGTCCAAGTACAGACCTATTATCAAGAGAGAGCCGAGAGGAATTTCGGACGGACTGGCCGTGAGCTTCACCGTTCCGGAAGACCTTCAGCCTATCGTCCCGAGACGGCTCTTCTTCATCTCCGGCTACGGCCCGGCTCCGTTGACGGCCTACGATGACGGAGAGGGGAACATCCAGGGGGACGTGCTGGCCGGTGGCACCGTGGACTACATCACCGGAGAGGTCAATTTCACCTGGAACGCCGTCCTTCCTGTGACCGGAGCTACGTGCAATATCACCCTCAACCCGGTTCCGGACGGCGTGACGAGAGCCTTCACCTGGACGGCCAACGCTGCTCAGTGGCTCATTTTGACGGCCCTTGGAACCTACCAGGGGCGCTTGAAAATCAACTTTGGCTCCCTCTGGACAGGCTTCGGAGACGTGTACGACAACTGGCAGCAAGGGCTTGACGGCATTGACATTGACCACAAGGTGGGAGCTTACATATACTACTCCAACGGCCAGGGGTGGGTGGAATTCACCACGGCCCCTCCGGCGGGTGCGGTGGCTCCTCAGATTTCGGTGGTCCAGTCCACCATCATGCTCTATTCAGCTTTCGTGTACTACATCGAGAATCTGAGCACCACCGGCTTCGAAAAATACGTGTACGCTGACAACACCGGGGAGCTTTGGGGAACGCACTCGAATTCCTATCCAACGGACAGGCTGGACCACCTGACAGGACACCTCGTGGTGGACCTGTCCGGCTCTCCGGTAAGTGCCGGACGGACGCCGAAGCTGTCCTACGACTCGTATCTCCGCTCGAACGAGCGAGACTTGCCTGTAGATGCTCTTCAAATCGGGGGAGCCGGGACCATCACGCTCACGGAGCTTGAGCAGGAAATAGACCTTTAAGGAAAGCAGAAATGGCGCTTGACCATACGATGATTCTGGGACGATACCGGAGCGGTGTAGGCAGTGGGAGCATCCTGAAGGTTCAGCAGGGTGGAAGCGCCCTCGTCAACCTCTCCCAGCAGTACCAGAGCGGAATCCAAATGTACAACTATGTGAAGAGTGCCTTCACGGCCAATGGGCGCGTCTATTTTCCTGTAGGAAGCCGTCAGGTTACGCAGAACGGCTGGTGGTCATATCACCAGGAGAAGGATGAGTTTTTCCGCTGCATGTACAGGCCCGTTGACCAGAGAATCATCCCGTTCTTTGACAGGGTAGCCTTCATAGATTCCTCTAATCAGGGGTATGGGAATTCTCCGTATGACCCCGTGTACAAGACGAGCGCCGTGGCCATGGACGCAAATGACCACTGTATCGCGGAAGATAGAATCCACATTCTCTATGGCTCTGGCGGCGGGACATACAATTGGCAATACCCGTTCAACGCTGGTTGGGTATGGCACCCGAATGTGGCCGGTGGCACGAATATCTGGCGTCTGTGTGAGTTGGACGATGAGGTCTATTCGCTGTACGCCGTCAGCGGCGGTACGCTGAGACTCTACAAACTGTCCTTCGGTTCATGGGTACAGGTAGGTGGCGACCACGCGGACACGTTTACCTTCTTCGGGTACAATACACAATTTGCATTTTTCAAATTCAATGGAAAGCTATTCATAGCCTTACACCAGCACAGCACCAACCAGAGGGTGAAGCTGTGGGAAATCGACAAGACTACCGGAGTCTTCACAAACCGTGATAGCTGGCTTCCAGCCGTCTGGCAACTGCCAAACACCAGCACCAACTACGGCAGAATCTTCGAGGTGCGAGACGATATCTCCAACACGGAACAGGTCTTTCTGGTGCGCTGTGACGGAATCTATACCAGCGGGTGGGAGGTGTACGAGTTTGCTGAGGGACCTTTCTCCTTAGTCCACAGCGATGTGGACGTTATCTACCCGTATTGTGGTGTCATCTATGACCCGGATGCTAAGGGAGCGGACTACCGTTCTGCTGTAGACACCATCCCGTCCAGCTACGTCAATGCCCAGATTGAGGTCTTCGACATAGCCAACAATGGCACGGCGGACATTGACCCACGCTACAGGCTGAACGGAGCAGAGCCGCCGCCGTACACCCAATGCACGGAGAAATCCGGTGTGGGGTCCGAGGGGGTGACAAGCCTCTCCACCAAACCAGCCGGAATCACCACCCTGGCGCACCTGAGTGACGATTTCGCTGACGATATCGTGGACCCTGACCTGTGGGAACAGGTCATGCTTGGATTTGCGAATTTCAACCAGGACTACGGCTTCGGATACAATCCAGTCGTACCCGAATTCACCGTTGTGGAGACTGGAGGTGCCATCGGATTCGGTCCACCGACTCCGCCAAGCATCAGCACACAGACAGGAATAGGTGTGAAGAGCAAATGGTGGGTGCAGGACGCCTTTTCCATGCGTTTCACGCTTGCCAATCTTGCAAATATCCGCTCGTACTCATCCAGGCGCTACTGCCTTGTTGTAGTTGTGCGCCAGGACGTGGAGCAGCTTTATGGATTCATCGTCTGGAACAACGCCGGAACCTTTAACATCGAGAATTTCTACGGGGCAATCGACACCTCTCCAGTGGCCAGCGGTGTTCTCGCCACTGTCCTGGAGGGAGAGGTCATAGAAATTGCTAGGGACGGTTCAGATGTGTGGTCCATCACGGTAGACCCGGACGGCACACCCACGGATATCACCCCGGTTGGTGCCAACTACTCCGGGCCGGTGAATATGACCATGGGCGGCTACACTACCTCAAGCTCAAGCATGAGTGGCGCAACACCTGACCCCGGATTCAGCAACCTTCTCGTGGCTGGAGCCGGGTCTTTGGGCCGCTACGAGGGGGGCCAGCAGCACCTCTTCGCCTGGGACCATATCTCGGACATCGGCGCTGGAGTGACGGCCAAGGCGGAGATGTTTGTTGACGTTCAGAGGACCTAATGCCAGCTAACACG